TAAATCGCTAGATTGCAACTAATGGGACGATGTGTTGCGAGTCGTTACAACAAAATACCGGTAGGGCCAAGATCCCACCGGTATCGATTTTATATTAGCCGACATGGGTGACGATTTGAGTCCGGGGAACTTCGGCGTGTCCAACTGCTAGGACTAAAGCTACGGCGGCCGAGATTGGACTCTGACTAGCTCGGCGAGCAATACGCCAACCACCATCCGAGGCCGGACGCCTGGCACAAGCTACAAGATGATCGCGGAGCTCTGATTGGCCGGCATGGACTAAACGCTCGGCGTTCATAGCCGAAGCGGTTACGTCGCATAGTGTCGCGAAGTAAGCCGAACCCCAACTATTTTCCTGCATACGGATCCCGGCCTTTTGTAAATGCGGAGCAACAAATCCCGCCGTCGCCGGATCGTAGGCAATTTGCCGGGCCTTGTATTGTCTAGCCAAAACGGCGATCTCCGAGGCCAACTCTCGCTCGCCTATCGCATTATCTTTTATCCAACGATGCAGGAATATCCGCAGGCCGTCTGGATGCTCTTGAGCTGATACTAAATAAGCCTCGGTCCGGTTAAAGGTAAGGTCTAGGCCCATCCAAGTCGGCAAGGTTGGATCCATGACAAGATTGGTGTCTAGTCCCAAATCGAACGCCTCGATATTGAACGGACTGTCAAGAGCTGCCCGCCAACGGCATAAAGTCTCGGTCTCAAATACGTCGGCGGAGTTACGGTTAAACGAGTCCTCTAGATCTTGCTCGTTAATTAGATGCCCAAGTGATGGATTAGCTTGACGCCAACCCTTGCGATCCGAGATCTTTAGATCCGGATGCGCTGACCATTCCCAGTAACCAAAACGCTCCGAGTTGGCAGACATGGCCGAGTCGCGAAGCGTGTTTAGCACTACCGAGGTATCGTCTCCCGCGTTAGAGCTCGTCCAGAGCTGCGAGTTTTTACGAGCTCTTAGAGTTGGCTCGGCGGCTGCCCAAGTTGCCGGGCTAATCTCTCTAAGCTCATCGATGTATAAAAGATCTAGGGTTTTGCCTCGGGCCGCTCTAGGCGTGGCCGAGATAATGTCCAGGCGTCGGACCGAATTACATCCCGGCGGGCAACCCTCGCCAAAATGCTCGCACCAAATCTCAAGTCGCTCCTCGCCATGCGATCGGTTTTCACGCTTAAGACGTTCCCGGAGCCAAGGTTGATTATTAATGACGTCTACAATGTTGCCCATCGTTTCGAGACTTTGTTTTCGATCTTGGGCCATGATCCCGATGCGCTTGGTATTAAAGACATACATCGAGGCCAAGAGTAAAGCTCGAACCGTAAACGTCTTGCCGTTTTGTCTGGCAATGATTAGGTTGCAAGTCTTACGCCGAAATTGTCCGGACTTGTTTACCATTAGACCCTGATCTAAAACGTACTTTTGCCAATCAAGTAGTGGCTCGTTTGCCATTTCCATTAGTTGACTTGCTAGGGGTCCGAGGCTTGGCCCGCTTAGGGGCAGGGTCTCGACTCTCGGTTTTGACGATCCGTAGGTAGGCTTCGGAGAGGCTGTTGACATCGGTTTCCTTAACGGCGGTCGCTGGTTGATCGGATCGACTCTTGGGAGTCATGTGTAGAGATTCCATAATTGAGTGGAGTCGAGATAGCAACGGGGCAAGATCTTTAGTCTCGCCGGCATCGAGTAACGAGTCGCATAAACGAGCTACACGCAAAAGCGTGGCGACTGCTCCGTTATCTGCCGGTTTTAAATATTGCCCGTTGTTAGCTAAAGCAATTCGGCAATTATCCTCAATGGTTGGAAGCCTTTCGGAAGTATCAGGCATTAGGCGGACCAATTCGGACCATAGGGGAGAGATTGTCGCCTGCGGGCGGGTGTGGAAAAGGCCCTACGAAAAAACGGACTACCGGCCCATGTTGAGCCTTGCCCGGCTTTGCCTTAGTACCCTTGCTTCGATTGCATTTGACACAAGCTGCGGTCAGATTGGCTTCATCATCGGTTCCCCCATGCTTGACAGGGATGATGTGATCGACTTCGGTTGCATCTTGACCACAATAGCTACACACCCACCCATCTCGACTTAGTATCTCTAGCCTTATGCGCTTCCATGTTGACGTATTAGTACGCTGGCCCATGATGCTCCTTGTTACTGCAACTCATACATTCATCTAACAACTGTACGGATAGTGTGATGGCTCCCTCTCGTAATGCGTTTAGCTCTAAGGCCACGTCTCTAAGCTGACCTGCCATTAGTTCCCATCCGAGGATTGCGTCATCTTGCTTACTAACTACATCGGCTAATCGTCTAATGATGTCTAAACCTGACTCGGTAGTAGTTACAAGCTCGTCGATTAACCCGTCTCTTAATGCGATCTCTATGTCTTTGATGTTTTCGTCCATTGTTTACTCCTGACCTGATTGGCTTGTGGGCAGGGAATGGCCTAAATAGGTCCACTCCTGACCGTCATGGATGCGGTGTTGGTTATGGGGCATTTCTGCCAGTAACGCCTTGCGTCGTAGTCTTTTGATAGTTCGCCGTTGGGTTACTCGTTTCAACGGTAAGGCTAGGACTCGTCCCTGTCTCTCTTTTAGGGCTGTTTCATGGTTTGATCTCCATGACAATAGAGCCGCCTCAAACGCGGGTTCAGCGTGGTGATTAGCACGCCGGTAGATTAGACTCATACCTAGAGCTCGTGAGGCTTGCCATGCTAGCATGGGTTCGCGGCACGTCAATAAGTGGGGAAGCTGTTGGCGTGTCGCGTTCATTTTGTCCCCATGTCGAGACGCCAATGACTAGAGCGATGCCCGCCTTGAGCTGCTACCGGTTCGATGTAGGCCAAGTTATTAAAGGGAATGTCTTTTAAGTGGATAAATCTCCAACCCAATCCCTCATACATCATCACCATAATTACCCAATCTTTACGACGCTCTAACACTCCCTCGTAATACTGCACGTTCAAGATCGGGTAATCTGCCGTAATACATTTAACGTCGTACTTGACGCCGCGATGTTCAAAGTCTGCCGCGCCTATTTCATCGTCCGTTATTGCGTAAGGATCTAGGCCCATAACCAAACGGGCTGCAACTTCGGCAGCTGCTCCGCGTGTGTGTTGGATACGGGCCTTTGTTTTGTTAGTCATGCCCTCAATGCCTGTACGTTGATTATTATTGAAGCGTCGATCGGCTTCATGTCTGATCGTGAGCTCGTACTCTGTAACGTCAATTATTGACTTCGGCGCGAGCTGCATCGATATCCTCTTTCCAAGTTCCATAGGCCGCATCGTTAAGCATGGCGATCAGTTCGGCCCGGATCTTTAGGACGGTCGAGTTTTGCGAAAGTGTAACCCTCATCCAAGCATCGAGACTCATAAGAGCTTGAGTGTAACCTGCGTCAAACGCTCTCTCGCTATTCATCATGTCCGCCTCTTGGGATGTCTAGGGCCCAGGGATCGGCCATTGGCATCATTTTAAGGTGGTCAATTAGTTGTTTAGCCTGGTCGATGTTGAGTGTTCCCTTAATGCTCTTAGAGGCTTTCCATTCCTCGATGAGGTGGATCTGACCGTTCGCAAGCTTCAAGATAAAATCGCTTTGTTTTTTGGTCATTTGTGGGATCGGAAACGGCTGGCCATTGATGGGCTTGGCTGCTCTTGGCTCATAGTCCGGGGTAAGCTCCTCGCCCTGCCTAGATTTGGCCGCTTGGATCTCTTGTTTTGTTGCGATGGATCGTTTGGTAGCAATTCCAAGCATCGAAATCGCGCGACCCGTAGCCGAGGTACTTCCGACCATTAGTTCGGATCCCTTTGTAAAAGGTGTGCGGCCCGGCACAAGTTCCCAAGCGTAATCGATACCAGGAGTCGGATCGTCTGGCGTGCGGTAAACGGTAGCCTTTACTATCAAATAAGACTGGCCCGCGATCTCATGCACACCCTCAAAATGGGTTTGGATGGATGCGTCCGGGTATTTGGCGAATAGTTGGGCGATGCGCTCGGCGACATCGACGTAATCTTGTAGTCCGTCGGAGTAGCTCATAAAGTCCACCCATCGCGTCTCATTTGATCCTCGACGGTTTCGCCGTTAAGCCATTGATCGCGCTGATTTAGTTGATGATACATTTCGATCTTGACGCCGAGCATTATGCCGCCGATCAATGACACGATCATAAGCAATAAGGTAAATCCGTTAAAATACATTTGGGGGTCCTGTCCCTAGTTGTTATTTGATCTTACGCTTGCCCTGTATCTCGGAAGCCTTGTATCGCTTAACGGTTCCGATCTTTACAGGCTGGACGGCTCCCGATTTTTCAAGTCTCCAAAGTGTCTGACGATGGATTTTAAGATACGCAAGTACCTCTTTGCTCGATAGTAAGTTTTCGTCCATGTCTGCCATGTTACTCCTTGTTACCGACAAAATGTCAATTAACCCTTATTTTGAGGCGTGTCGTGCTTATCTATGTGATCGTTAACGAGCTCTTTTATCTCGTTAATCGTCTTGATTGCGTCAGGAAGTGATAGTCCGCCGTTACCCTCGGGACTTATCGGGTAGGTCGCCGCATCGATATAAAGTTTGATCGGCGTTAGGACTAACCATTTAACGCCAAGAGCTAACGCCGTCCCAATGGCTACACAAGCTCCCGCGATTTGCCCGATCAAGATGATGTTCACGTCGTTGCCTTGATCTGCCGGCCGTCCAAGATTATGGGTTTGGAGCCGTTATGCCAGATCCAAAACCCAACGGGCATAGTCTTGGCGACTGTAAAGTAATGCGCCCAATGGCTATGGAAAGTCTGGCCGCTAAAACCGTAAGCGTTTTTATCATCGTGTCCGGTCTCGTCGGCTTTTGTGGTGTTTGGGTAGCGTACAAAACGGCCCCGGACTACGTTTGGAGCTCCTGTCGATGGGTACTCAATACGCAAAATTACGGCCCAATGATAGACACCGGCAACGGCAACCTTAAACGCGGTCTTGGCGTCAAACCTTACATAAGTCCACTCTTTTGGCTTTATGGTTTGTTTGTCGGTTCCCGAGTCGGTCTTGTGCAGGATGCTAGGCATCGAGCTGATCGCTTGGTGGCTGATAGTTAGGGCTTAATCCGCCCATAAGGCCAGCTACTAGCGCGCCCAATACTGCTCGATAATCCAGACTAAACTCCGTAGCTTGCCAAGCGGCACAAAACGCGATTAGAGCGTAAGTTGTTGCCTTAGATAGTTTCATCCGCTTTAGCCTCTACTGGGGCCGCAGCGGCCTTTTTGGCCGGCTTAGGGGCATCGGTTGGCTCTGGCTCGCCTGTAATCAACGGCATTGGATTAACTGCGTCGATGTTGTAATGATAAGGAGCTTTACGAGCTTCAAGATGTAAATGAGGACCCATCGCATTACCCGAGGCTCCCGAGAGTCCAATCAAATCGCCCTCGGCTACCTTTTTATCGCGTAGGCCCTTGATGTTGATTGATGATAAATGCGCGTAAATTACTCGGTGGCTGCCATGCTGGACGATTACTTGTAAGCCGTATGCGCCGCCCCAGCCGCCGCCACGTCCGGCATATACTACCTTGCCGGCGTCGATTGCTTTGATTTCGGTTCCGCGAGCTGCGCGGAAGTCGATGCCGGTATGGCGTCCAGCTCTCCAAGCCTTACCTTTTTGATCCCATTTGCAAGTAACAAACGGCTCATCTACTGGGTATCCCATTATTTACTCATCTCTGGTAAGGGTGGCAAACTTGCAATATGCTCTTGATAGATTGCATATTCCTCGTCAGTCATTTCGCGGACTTCGTCGTCAATTTGTATAAGTGGTTTGCTCATCAGCTTGTTCCATATCCGTAAACGTAAATTGTTCCACCAGTCATGGTGCCGGCTGATGGTGTAAGAGTGAAATCTGTGTAGGCCGTTGCGACTTGGTGCATACCATCTTGATATGTTGTGTCAGCCGTAGCTGTGTATTTTGAATAAATTTTTGTGAAAGTAGCTGTGCCGGGGCCAATCAAGTCAATATTGCAAGTGACTGTACTTGTGCCGCCCCATGCGCCGTAAGTCCATGCCGATCCATTGTTAACGTTTAATACGGTACTAGTGCCAGCATATGATGACAAAATTCCAGAGGCGTAATATCCCGTAGTGCTTGCACCTAGTTTTAAGGCAATTGAAGTACCAGTACTAGTTACAGGTGTCCCACCAATCACAATTTTGTAAAAATCGTAAGTGCTTGAAAAAGCAGCTGTGACGTTTACGCTTGATACACCCGTACCAATAACCTGTTTTTTAATTAGTTTTAATCCTGCACCAAGGCCAAACACCGTCGCGTCAATCGCATCGCCTAGAGCTTCGATCGCTACGGCTCCATCCTTGACGAGATCTGTACTCGTTGGAACGGGCCACCCATAATTTGGGGTCGTAGTTGCCATTTATAAATCACTCCATTTCACAATTGGATTATACTCTGCCCAAGTTACTAATGGCGCGATTTGCAACCATAATTGGTGAGGATAAGTTTCAGTTTGGGCCGAGCATATTAAGTCGATGTATGCTTCGTACCTTGTTAGTCGCCAAGAGTAACCCTCTAAGTAACCCTCGAAAACGGTCCCAAATACTGCCGGCAAGTCCGAAGTCGTAATGGCCGTACCGTTTTCCGCCTCGATCAATGCATCCCGAGTTGCGTCGGTCACGTTTGGATTGTGCAGGGCAACGGTCAAAGACTCCGGATAGACACGCGGGTAAGCTCTTGACTCTAGGAAATCGTTGGCTTGTGCTTGTGCGTCGGTTCCATTTTCGAGCGTCGTAGCTCTTGTGCCAGATAACTCACCATAAGACTCGACGGAGACTTCGTCCCTCGCAAACTTTTCCTGGTCGTTTTTATAGCTAATAGTTACGTCATTAACGATTTCAGACCATTGGGCGGCGGTTCGTAGGCCCTCGGTTAATAAATCGTCCGTCGTAAGGTTTACAACTGGGGCATTTATTCGAGAGGTGTAGTCGGAATAATGGAGATGGCCGTTTCCTGCCTCATAAAGCACGCCTCGGCCTGATTGGGCGGTATCTTGGGCGATTGTAAGAGCGTTAGTTATACCGTTGCTGTAAGCGGTTAATTCATAGTCCCCGGGTTGGTCGACGGTGGTAACCAAGTAATCAACGACGTCTTGATTTGTGCCGTCAAACGATGCCCAGGTTGCGATGTTAGAGAGCGACGACCAAATTAGGGTAGGCGATACATCGTCCCAGCTTGTTAAAAACGCTTCCGAAAGTATGGCAAACATTCGATCGCCGTCAAATTGCTTGGGATAACCGGTTGCGCCTACGACTCGTTTGTTTAGTTGGGCCAATGGTCCTACTGCGGTTATTGAGTATTCGGCGATAGATCCGATGTCGCCATATTGCGGCAAGGTTATATCAATGTCTGAAATAATTCCGGAGTAGATCATCGCGGTTCCGGACGTTCCTTTGTCAATGGTTATAGATACCGAATCCGAAAGGTTTACGTTTAACGGAGTATTTGCCGGAGTCCATAAAACGATCCGAGCGTAGCTCGCCTGGACGGCTTCAATAACGTCTTTTCGGCCTATGTTTATGGAAATGTCCGCGATCGTATTGTCGGCGTAAGTAACTGCACCGGCAAAAGTTACAACGGGATTGGGTTGGTAGCTTGTCACAAGCTTGCCCCGGTGAAATTGACTTGTTGAGTACGACGGCCCGATTGCTGGAATAACCGTTCAAGCTGGCGACGAGTACCCTCGGGATCGACGGCCCCGTTTATAGTTATGTTGACGTTACCCATTGACGAATTGCGGGCAATAGATCCGTTTTGTTGCGCTGTAAAGAGCTCCGGACCCTGCTCGCCGACCAAATAAGTTTCGCCCGCGAATACTGGACCACCAAGAGCGCGCTTTTTTTTCGGCTTTTTTTTCGCCTTTTTTGCAGGGGCTTCGGTAACGGTTGCGGTTGCCGTAATGGCTGCCGGGATGACTAATTGACCATCCACAAACGCAAGCCCGACGGCTGCGGCGGCTGCAATAATGCCGTTGACCATCGCTTGACCTTGTGCGATGCCCGCGTCAAACCATTTGGACGATGTGGCCTCGGCTAGGCTCGATGCACTAGCTTCAACGGCTGCGACCAATGTGTTAATCTCACCGATTGAACTAGCTCCGCCGGCGATGATCTCGTCGGCAATAGATGATCCAACTTCGGCTCCGGCTGCCAAGATGTTATCGATCGACGTCCGGTTAAGTCCAAGTCCCAAAAGGGTCGTAATCTTACCGCCAAAAGTTTGGGCCGCTTCGGCTTGTTTGCGTAGGGAGTCAATAAAAGATCCCTCGCCCTTATCAGCAAACGCGCTTTGGAAGTCGACTAGGTTGGCGATTGAATCCTTGACGGATTGGGCGTAGTTTTGTTGCGCTTGACGTGTTGCCTCTAGTTGGCCTTGTACGTCTTGGAGACGACTTTGGAAACTTTGTAGACGGTCATTTGCTGCCTTTTCAAGAGCTGCCTCGGCTGCAGCTTGTTTTTTAGCGGCGGCGGCGGCTTTAGTTGATGCTCCGGTTCCGGCATTTGTGGCTAATGTTAAATCGTTTGTAGCTTTTGTTTGGCCTCTACGAGCGTCGACATGGCGTTTGGCAGATAAGACGTCGGCTTCGGTTTCCTTGCGTGTCGCTGTGATTGCTCCAGCTACCGCTTCGGACTCCTCTCGGACGGCCTTTGTGTTTTGGTAAAGCTTGTACAAAATGCCCACAAGGATCGCGGCGGCTGCCGCTACGGCTGTAAATGGGTTAGCCAATAGGGCGACGGTTAAAGCTCTGACGCTGCCAATCAATCCCAAAGTAACGGCGTTTTGAGCTGCCTGGGCGATTGTGTAAAGGATAACGGCAGATCTAGATCCTTTGTAAGTTAATTCCGCCAATGTTTGGGCGGCGGCTGCGCTTCCCGTAGCTGCGGCAAGTGTCAAATATCCGAGGCGTAGAGCTGCGGCGACGGCTGTAAAGGCTTGGACGCTAATGGTTAAAGCCTTAAAAGTAAAGTTAAGTCCTATGATGGCGGCGGATAAGACACCGACGGCCACGCCTACGCGGGTTATAACCTCGCTATTTTTGCCGAAAAACTCTACTACCTTGATTAGTTGAGCTAATAGATCTTTGTAAGCTGGCAACAAACCCTCGCCGATTGCGGCTTTAGAGTTTTCAATTTCGGCGGCTAAAATCCTTTGTTGATTGGCTGCCCCGTCGGCTGTACGAGCAAAATCCCCTTGTTGCGTGGTTGTTTGCTCCAAAATAAGAGCGTTACGAGCTAAAACCTTATCTTGATCTGTGAGCTCTTTTGATGTTGCGGCTAGGCCCATCTCCATCGCTTTTGCTTGTACGGCAGACTCGGAAAGTAAAACTCCAAATCGGCGCAACGGTTCGGACTCGCCTCGTAGGCCCGCCGCTAAGGCTGTAATTGCCTCGTCGGTACTTGTGTTATTAAAAGATGCCAAGTCGGCTGCTAGGCCCGTTAAATCGGTGCTAAAGGTGTTTAACTGGACGCCAGTAAGCCCGGCGGATTGGCCCAAGATCGCAAAATTGCCGGCAGCTTCAAGAGCTGCCGTTTGTGATAGTCCAAGAGCTTGATCGGCGGTCGCTGCCCATCCTTGTATTGCTTTCGCGCTACTGCCAAAAATGACATTTGATTTAGAGATCGACTCGTTTAGGTCGGACGCAGATTGGACGACTTTGTATCCGGCGGCGGCCACTCCTGCAAACACGATCGTCGCTTGACGGCTTAACTGCTCTAATTGCCCACCAAACTTTTTAAGCTTTGTTTGGGCGTCTTGGAGTCCCTTACCTAGTCCGCTAGTGTCGGCCTTTAGTAAGATCGTTAACGGACGGCCTATTCCTTTAGTTGCCATTAGTAATCCGATCCTCTATTCCAGTCGTCGATAAGTTTTTCGGCTGTATTGGTCCAAGCTGCAAACGCTGGCTCGTAATAATCGGCGTCGGCAGTATCGGTCCAACCGGGACGGATGCCCTCGGCCCAAAATTGAGTTTTGCCAGATCTAGAGGTGTATTGACCCTTAATAGTTCCAAAACGGATCATATTAGTCGTAGCTCCACCGGAGTAAACGCCCCGTCCGGTATTGGCTCTTGGGTTTGTTGGGTTGCCTCTAGAGCTAAACTTTGTCGAGTTGCCAACCTTTACGGATGGGACGCGATCTTGTTTAGTACGGATAGAGGCGTTTAACTTACGAGCGTAGCCTGGAGCGTGTGAGCTGATAGCCGATTGAATTGCTGGGACCATAATGGAATCGGCAATATATTCGGCCTCGCGTCTCATGTCACGATTGGCGGCTTTTTCAAAGCTACCTAAAGAGTCCAGGAGTCGACGGAACTCTAGCTGATCGAGGAAATCTCCACCCTCGTAATCTGCCGCCATTCCTAGCTCCTTTTATACATCTCGCTTCGTACCTCTAAAATGGTCCCTAGCATTTCCCAATCCAGATCCTCAAGCTCCATCCGGATCGTTCCGTCTACGGCTAAAGCGGCGATGGTTCGTCCGAGGCTGCCGCTTGGGTGGGGTTTGGTTCGTCGATACCCACTAGCTCGATCGACTCCAGCTCATTGACCCAAGCTTCAAACTTTTCGGATGTCTGCCCGGTGCGGTTTAACACGCTCCAAGCCATCGCCATCAAGTCCTCAAATCCGAGGTTAACTTTGATTTGATCCTCGCCGTCTACCCGACGGACCTCATACAAGTCGGTCATTTTGGATTTAGTAATCCGTTCCCACTTCATAAGGTCCGCCGGTAGCGTGACGATGTTCATTTCGCCATT